TTCTTTTTCTTTTTCTTCATCCCAGTGTGATAAGGCATAGTAAGAATTAGGTATCTTAATATATTCTAAACGAAGTTTGGCCTAATGTCTCTGGTTTGGCAAGGTTGAATTGTTGTAAACATAGATAACCGAAAGCATCAAAAGCATGGTCAACTCCTAGATTTTTGTTTGGCATACCTGTATTTGGAGCGTAAGTGAGAGTTCTAAGTGATTTTATTAACTCTTTACATCTTGGGTGAATAAAAGTTCTTCGATCTCCATTGGCATCAAGTAATGCAGTGTTAACAGAAGTAATCTTATCTCTGATCTTCCAGGGAGATTTTGGACTCATAACTGTAAAACCAGACCTTCTTAAGATTGTATGGTCTGTAACACCTACCCCACTTGTCTTTCTTGCACTTCCAGTCGGGTCGGGACAGGCAATAACTCTTCGATCTACTCCGTATCGCCTTGTAACCTCTTCAGCAAAATCCCAAGTTGTTGCTCCACCCGTCAACATGATCTCATCAAACACATAAAGGCAATCATTATGTTTTACAGCACAGATTCCTGCCATAGGGTCAACGTTAAAATCCAATCCCAAAAGTAAAGGCATCATGTGTAAATCCTGTACTTCCTTAGAAATATTTTCATCATCAAAACTAATAGCTACTAAACCAGTAAGATTTTCAAAACTAGCTTCAAATTCTTGTCTAAATGTTCTCGCATCTAACTGACCTCTAGCTGCTTCAACTTCTTCTGGAGCGACATTACCCCCTTCAATCGTAGTAAAACTCCATCTCTGCCAATCATCTCTTTCGGTTTCTCCACAGAAACACCACATATCATAAAACCAACTTGCAGTACCATCAGGTGTACTAATAAACAAAGCCCATCCCTGTTTATCTGCTAAAGCTGGTCTGATAACTTCTGCCCATACATCTTGATCCATAAATGCTGCTTCGTCTAAAACTACACCTGAAAGACTTCTTCCTCTTAAAGCCATTGCATTTTCAGTACCTTTCAACTCAATAGTTGACCCATTTATCAATTCAATCCTTAAATCTGTTTCATTTTTACTCTTTATCCAGATTTTTGGTACTAATCTCTTTAATTCTTTCCATGCAATATCTTTTGCCATGCGATATGTAGGTGCACAGTAAAAATATGTCTCCCCTGGTCTATTTATCGCTCCACGAATCAATTCAATGCAGGAAAGGTATGATTTTCCAAATCTTCTACCAGCTACGAGGACACGAAATCGTTTTTCGCAGTTAAATACTTGACCCTGGGCATATCTAAGACTGATTTCTGGTGCGGTTTTTACTGGCATACACTAAAAAATAACAAATTTTTCAACTATTACCCCCTTTTTATAGCCTAATTTACATTTTCTAGGTTATCAAAAGACGTTCTAAATTTGCTTGCAATACAAAAGAGCATATCCAAGCTAGAAGTCAAAGATTATATTCTCGTCAACTAGAAGGGAAAACAACAAGGCAGCTTGTTTTAGAACACGCAAAGATTGAAGGCATCGCAGAAACTTCCGCTTGGAGCGATTGGAGTCGAGTAAAGCAATGGAATAACGAAGATTGGGAAAAGGATAGAGAAAATATGCTTCCAAGACTTCAAGCAATGAGAGTCAGGTTATTTAACAAAGCAGTATCAAAAGGTCAATTACAGACAGCAGCACAGATATTAGATTCATTAGGCAAAGTTATTGGAGAGTCAGTAGAAACAGTCAATATTCAAGCACCTGAACTATCTATAAAAGTAGAAACAAAGTAGTACATCTTTATTGGTAACGAAGATATCGGATATATATTTAAGTTCCTCGGCGTACCATATATAAAAATTTTTTCTGCAACACTCCCCCGTATGGCCTCAAACTGGCCTGAGAGCCTCCCAGAGAAGCCGAAATTTTGCTCAGGTATGATAGCACCTTCAGATTTTCCGCTTGTCTGAGGCCATTCTGAAGCCAGTGTTACATTTGATACATAATAAGAAATTGGTGTATATTTGGCCTTGACATGATGTCATTGCGGCTGTATATTAAATATATAGATAGCAATTCAGCTATCTATCTACTTCAGGCAGAGGGGTTAAAAACCTCGCCAACGTAGCAGCACTTGCGACACATGATCGCTAGGGAGCGTGGATTCATTCCCTAACTGAGCTAACACCTGAAGCAGTTCACTTACCTCTTACTTCTAGGCTGGAGCACTCACGAAAATAACAGGCAGCAAAGGAGCTTAGATCCCTGATCTAGTTTTCTTTCTCCCGTCACAGATTACTCACGAAGCTAGCACAGCCTACAAGTAAAAGGTAATACCTTTTGCTTACTTATCCAATTCATTCTATTTATTCAAAATGAACTATTCAATTACAAGATTTACTGGTATTGATTATTCAAACAAAACTGCCAAGTGGGATCTCATCAAAGAGACACACACTCAGGAGTCAGCTCTTGCACATTGCAAGAGCCTTAATTTGAATCAGCCTTATTACCACAGAGTCGAGGTAAGTTCGAGGAGATGTCCAGAGCTTCCACGCTTCACGGTCATTAAACCGAACATGAAGAGCAACTACGAACCAGTAGTAATTCCTGCGAGCTTCACAGTTCGCAAGAAGTACAACTTTTTTCAAAGATTACTTAGGAGGTTTTTCTAATGTCAGAATTTGAATATTTCTTCTATCAGGATCAAGCCGAATTTAATCGGCTTCATTCTGACTCTTTAATTTACGATTTCGATTCTATGGAGGTTAACAAAAATGAAACTTGAAAGATTAGGAACTAGCAAGAGTTTAATTACTCTTGCTTCTGGTTCTCAAGTGTTCTTCAGTTACAACACGCCAGTAATCGTTCAACACTCTTCTGGAAGATTATTCCAGACTATGGAACATTATTCCAGAACCACTTCAAAACACATTACGCAATTCTTAAACGGAAGAAAAGCGGAAAAGGTCGAACAGTCTTTTATTAACCAATTTGTAAGTGCTTAAAAAATGAGGGGAATAAATTTTTCCCCTTTTTTATTTTTTTTAAATCATGCAAGAAATTAAACAAGAACTTCCAATTTATTGGGCATCATACCTAATGAATGGGGACTCATCAGGGTTAGAGGATCAGGAGGAAAAAAAGTTAATTGATGAAACATTAAAGCAATTAGGATTAACTAATTGTATTGATGTTTTAGAGGATATTAATTTTAAATGGGGAATATCCTATTTACCTGATTTATTAGGTGGCGATTATTGCACCTATGTATTTTTAGAGCCTAGTTAATTCTAGGCTTTCCTTATTTTCATTTATCCTAAAAAATTATGACTGTTATGAATGGCCGTATGAATGGCAAGAAAGATTATGCAAAGCCTGAAGAAGTCATTGTGAATGATTTAATTAAGGCTTTAGAGTCAGGGGTCAATCCGTGGCGTAAAGAATGGGATTGTAAGGGTGGCTTTAGAAACGTGCTTACTGGTAAAGCATATCGAGGTTCTAACCCTGCTTTATTGTGCATCAGGTCAGCATTAAGCAACTGGCATTTCCCGTTGTTTATTGGTGGTGGTCAAGCACGTTCCATAAATTGCACTATTAAGCGAGGTTCTAAAAGTGCAAGAGTCTTACAACCAATTCAGAGATCATTTGAATTGAAAGAAAAAGACGAAAATGGAGAATCTCAGTATGGGCAGTTTATGAGCTACAAGGCAGTTCCCGTCTTTAATGTTCAGGATATAAAAGGCTTAGATAATGAAGCTCAAATTAAATTAGAAAAATTAATTGAGACTTCGGTATCAAATGCAAAGCCTAGACCACTTGATGAAAAGTTAAAAGAAGCTCACGATAGACTTTTTCAATGGGAAAATCAGGTCAAAACTATAAAAGGTGGAGATCGAGCTTACTATCGACCAACAAGTGATGAAATTGTAATTCCTCGGAGATACAACTTCAAAAATGATGAATCCTACCTTATGACGTATGGACATGAAGCGATCCACTCAACACTTCATAAGTCGAGATTAAATAGGCAACTTTCTTATAATGCCGAAGAATTAGTTGCTGAACTGGGTTCATGTCTCTTGGCTCATAGGCTAGAGATCAGCAACATTGACATTCAGAATCATGCAGCATATATGGCTGCGTGGGTTCCTATGTTGAAGAGCGATCCAAAAATCCTTTTCAAATCACTAGCTAATGCGGTTAAAGCTGCTGACTTGGTAATTGGTGAGCAATAAGCTCACCTTTTACTTTTTATTCTTTATTTTTTTAAATTTATGTATTTAGTAAAAACATTATCGGCGTGGACAACTTTCGAGGATCAGGTCTTAAACGATCAAGAGTTGGAAGAATATAAAGCCTACGCTAAAGACCAACAATTATTACTAGAAATAGAGGAGCTTTAAATGAAAGAATACAAAGCGACTGATCCTGAAATGATTCAGGCTCAAAAAGACTTGGCTGAAATGTCAAATTTATCTGATCGGATTATTACGAATGACCACGATTTATTTAAAGAACTGGCAACGATCCAAAAGAAATTATGTCAAATTTCTGAAATGAAATCTTATTTTCTTCAGAGATATGAGGACATACTTGATGAACAGCATCAAATAGAAACAAGACTCGCAGTATTTCAAAATGAGATGTTGCATAGTTTTGAATTATGCTTTCGATACTACAAAACTAAGAAAAAAGGATTTAAGTAAATGACTCAACATCACAATTACATTGATACTGAATTTGCTAAAAGTGTAAAACTTGGCAAAGGTAGATTTATTAGTAAGATCAAAAGAAAACGACCCAAGAAACATACAGTTAATTGGGTCAATAAAAATAAACCAGAGGGATTTTAATTAATCCCTTTTTTTTTTTAGAAAGGCTCTTCAACTTCAGATAAGTTAGAAAATGGAACTTGAGATTCAAAATATTTTTCTCCTTTTAATTTACACCTAGTCCAAATTAACGTTCCATAAAGTTTAGAATCTTGTTTCATAGCTTTAGTTAACAGATTATCCCACTCTTCAGAGGATAATTCATTTAACTTGTAAGGGTTATAACCCATTTGTTCAATAGAAAGTATGTAAGACTTAATGAGACTCATAATTATTTATGTGTTGACATATTAATAATACCACAAAGGATTGCTAATGGCCTTATTTGTGTGTTAATATTTAAAAGAGTTCACTTATCCTAAATTTATGACTCAAAACGATAGAGACTTTCAAAAAGTCTTACAAGCTTTAACTGCCTTTGATAAGAAATTATCAACTTTAGAAGATGTAGTTAAAAATATCGCAGAAGCTACTGCTAACTACGCTAGCTCCCAACAAAACTTAAATAAAGAGCAGTCTGCACTTAATAAAGAATTGGGAGAAGCTCTTAAATTCTTAGGAGAGAACCTAAGTCAACTTGTTAAATACATTAGAATAAAGGAGGATAACTAATGCCTAACTGGACATACAACAGAGTAAGAGTTAGAGGAGATGACTCTGAAAAAATTCAAGAAGTTAAAAAGTTATTTGAAGGGGAAAATCCTTTTCATGCTTTAATACCTGAACCAGATTGGAAGGTCATTCCATTAACTGAAGAATATGCAAAGCCTTATTCTTTTTCTGACCCCAGAGGAGAGATTGGAGAGTTACCAGTACAACCCGATCCAAATACAAAAGGTTGGGATTGTCCTAAATTTGCCTCTACTGGTAGACAAGATGACCGTTGGTACGATTGGAGGAATAAACATTGGGGTACTAAATGGGGAGCAAGTGATATTGAAATTACCCAAGATGATTCAGATTTTCTTGAGATAACTTTTAATACCGCTTGGAGTCCTCCTGAACCAATCGTTCATGCTTTACGTTCCAAATACGAATGTAGAGATGAAGATTCTTATAGTAATGGTAAGTATCTTTCCGTTTCGTGGTTATACGAATTGGAAGGAGAAGAAGCGGTGGGGTATTTATAAATGGAATACACCGATACACAACCTGAATATACCGATAAGCAATTTATCGAAGCAATTTATGAACTTGCTTTTGGACATGATGCTATCAATCGTAACTTTGGTCATGCTGAAGTTATCGAACAAATTGAAGAATTTAATGAAGATTCTCTCAAGTGGGATAGCATACCTGACGAAGAAAAAAAAGAGTGGGAAGATGCTTTTTATGACGTACCAGACAAGGAGGATTTAGTCGAATGAGTCACCCAGTAAATGATGAAATTCTTGAAAATCTTTACGAAGAAGTTAAAGAAGAATTTCCTAATGCGTTAGAACCTTTTGTTATCGCAGAAGTACAAAAACGTTTCGAGGAGATGAGCTTATGACTTACAAAACTTATACAGAAGATCTTGCAGACTTTGGTTACAGAGAGCAAGAAGAAGCTAAAAATCTTTTTCAGGCTTGGAGAGAAAGCGGTTTACCTATTGATTTTGAAAACAATGGAGTAAAAATTGCTTTCAATATGAGCTCAGGTTATGTATTTCTTACTAACTCTGAATATCAAGTTGCCATGTGCGAAACGAACGAACTTGACAAACTTGAATTATATTCCTTTTATTCATCTCCTTATGAAGGTAAAGAAGGTTCATTTGATGAACTTTTAGATGAGTACGAAGATATGCACCCAGAAGATCAAGAGTGGTTTCAGCAAATAGCTGAAAACATTAACAGGTCTGACGAGTTGCCTGACTTGGAGGAAGAGGAGGAGGAATGAATATAACAGAGTCCAGAGATGAAGCATTTGAAGCTATTGCAGAAATGCTACGTTCCAATGTAAAAAAAACAAAGATAGCCTCTAAACTATCTGCTGATTATTGCGTAAGCGATAAGACAGTTTACAAGTGGATTACCAGAGTTGAAGAAATGTACGATATAGAACCTATAGAGTCTATTCTTCAACAACAAAAATCTGAGTTAAAATCTGAAATTTATCAGGATTTGATCCGTGATTACCACAAAGCAAAAACTGATAAAGATGACGAATTACGCAGAAAAATCGGAGCTATATTAAATAATACTTACCTTAAAAAAATCACTTTCAACTGAGAATTTCGCTAGCGAATTATGATTGACAACCCACTACCAGATCAAGTTATGGAGGAGAAAGAAACGCTCCAAAACGCTCAAGACTTTGAGTTCTTGTGTAAACACCATGCAGTAGAAATTGCTGCCCACTACAAAGTACACCCTGACTTAGATGAATACTTTGCAGAGTGGTATTACGATTATATGTCTCAGAATCCTGAGTCATTCGATCAGACTTGTATTTATCTTGATTCTGATTACATAGTCGATTGGTGGGAAGCTGAATCCTACCTTTATGACGATTTCGATTCACCTTATATGGAGATTAAAAAATGAGACTTGATTCTATACACATTATTCTTAAAGAATACATTGATGAACAAGAAAAATTACAAAGTCGTTGGCCTTGTGATGCTGAATATAACGTTCCAACTTGGGATAATATATATGATGCCTTAGAAGCTATCGAATCTATTATTGATTACGAACCTAGTGATGCTGAGTTAGAAGCATACAATAATTCTTACTCTGAACCACTTCATGTAAAAAATCAAAGAATGTTAGAAATGAAAAGTGAGTCTCACGGAAGGAGGTTTGTATGACTAAGTACATTGTTAAAGAACATTCAATTTTATACAAAGAAGTTGAAGCTAACTCACCAGAAGAAGCAGAAGAAATCGCTATGGGTGAACCTGTTAATCAAGCTGAAGAATACATAGAAGTTGAGGAGGGTGAATTATTATGACCATGCAATGTAAACAAGTAGATATTGGAGACAAGTGTGTCGAATGTTTACGCTCCACTTCTTTTGGAACTGGACTTTTCGTTAACAGAATACCAGCCGATAATGATAACTATATCGGTTGGTTATGCCCAGAGTGTAACTTTTACGAATGTGATCGCTGTGATGAAAAGATTTACTGTGATGAAGATGTTACACCTCATTGTGTTTACTTAGATCACGAAACAACAGAATTTTCTGATGGAGCTTATCGAGTTCATTACGATTGCTTAACTGAAAAAGAAAAAGAAATTATGGAGAAAAACAATGCCTGATTTCGTTCCAATGACACGTTACTCTAGGTGCAAAAGATACTCAGGTGCATTAATCAAATGCCCTGAGTGTAATTCAATCAAAACTATCTATCATCTTTCTTGGTCAGCAATATTTTGTCCAGACTGTGAACAGTATATAGATAAATACGATTGGTTCATAGAAAAAGGTAAACATTCAAAACTATAAAATTATGCCTAAAGGTAAATACTACGAATATCAAATCAAACGTTCCGCACTAGATAACGATTATCTCTCTGGTAATATTGATGATTTTCAATATGCCAGAGAGTCTCTTGACCTAGACTTGGAATACGAGCCATATATCCTAGCTCAAACAATTAATAGCGAAATCGCTAAAAAACAACACAACATAGGAGACAACAAATGAACCAATCAAAATTATACGAGTGGTTACTTGATAACGATTGCCCTTTCGAGTGGGAAACTTACCCTTATGCTGATGAAGCTGGTGGTACTTGCACTCTTATATTTACTGAAAAGGAGAATCAGGAAGATGCCTAACGACAAGTGGATTAATTTTCCTAAAAATCCTTACGAAGGTCAAATCTTTTATTACCCTACTACAAAAGATACCTTTACTTATATTATTCCTAAAAACAACCCTGAAGATGGACAATGGGTTGTTATTTCTTACAATCTTTTTATGAACTTTAAATCAAACAGCAACTAATTGATCGTTCTTTACCATATCTTGAAACTCTGCAACCTTTTCTTTAAATAACGCACCACAACCTATCAACTCCATAGCTGTTACCCAACGAAGTTGTAATCCGTTCTTTCTTATTATACA